TCAACCAACTAATAGAGTGACTTTGCGTGATACTGGCGCAATGTATCGTACATTTAAGACTAAAATAGTTGGTGATGAGTTGATGCTGGATGTTGATTCAATTAAGGAGGGTAAAGACCTGCAAAAAACTTGGGGACAATTCGTAGGTCTTGATGAGTTTAGTAAGGAAATATTAATAGAGAAATCAAAACCAATAGTTTTAAACTATGTTAAGAACACAATTTTATAACAACATTGACACAATGCCCATCTATAACTACTTACAAGTTGTGGAGCAGGGCAACAAGAAAGCATTGATACGCAAATGGGGATTATTTAAGCGAAATTTTACCATTGCATTTGAAGAAATCCAAAGGCAATTAGTCAATAGATTTGGCATTGCGGAAAGTTATATGGATGTGCTTGAAAAAAGGCGAGAAATAGCGTGTTTGCAAATAGATTTGCACGTTACTGATGATAGGTTCAACAAAACACTAATTGGCATTGCAGAGAGCGAATTAAAAGAGTTAACAGACCGCAAATCATCTACTACTGATGAGATAAAAGATTATTTAGAAAAATATAAAGGATTTCACTTATCTTTGCATACAATTACAGTTGCAGAGTGGTTTGGTTACGTTAAAAATTATTCAAAGCAGCAAAAACAAATAAAAGCATAGTAAAATGGCAGAAGGTAAAGCGTTAGGCAAAAATGATTTATTCGAGAGTGATGCATTCAATGATGCCATTAAAGGTGCTGATGCGTTACTTGCAATTATTCGTGAAACAAATAAGGAAATTAAGTTAAGTTTAGCTGCTCAAAAAGAATTTGTTTCTGCTTTTAAACCGAAATCATTCGATGATGTAAAGAAATTAAATAATGAGTTAAGGCAGACCTCTGACCTCATCAAAATGAAGCAGCAGTTGGAAGTTGCTGAATTAAAAGTATTGCAGCAGCAACAATCATTAGAGCAGGCAGCAATAAGAACTGCAATTGAAAAGAATAAGTTAACCAGAGAACAATTAAGGGCTGAAAATGATTTGGCAAAAGCAATTGATGCAGAAACCAAAGCAAATCAAAGGGCGCAACAACAATTAAAACAAACCAACGGAGAATACAAAAAAGGTGTTCAAGCATTAGCAGCAGTTAAGCAGCAGTTAAAAGAACTTGAATTTACTGGCAGAACAAATGGTAAATTATTCAAGGCATTATCACAAGAATTTACCGAGTTAGATCGGCGAGTAAGAGGTGCAGAAACAAGCGTTGGAGAATTTCAACGCAATGTAGGAAACTATGCAGGTGCTTGGAATGGATTAGGCAATAGTATCAATCAGTTAAGCCGAGAGATGCCAGCGTTTGCCAATAGCATAAGTACTGGATTTATGGCAATATCAAACAACTTACCTCAACTGTTTGATGAGATAAATAAGATTAAGAAAGCGAATGTAGAACTTGCAAAGAGTGGTGCGCCAACAACATCAGCATTTAAGCAAGTTTTAAGCGGTATATTTTCGTGGCAAACTGCATTGTCGGTTGGTGTAACATTACTTACATTGTATGGTGCTAAAATGATTGATTTTATAGGCAATTTATTTAGTGCTGAAGCAGCATTTGAGGATGGTGCTGCTGCTATTGATGCCAACACAAAATCAATTGAAAGAAATAATCAAGCATTAATAGATTTGCAAAAGCAAGTTGATGCTATGATTGTGAAAGAATTAGAAATGGATGGGGTGTTAAATAAATTAGATTTGGCAAGAGATGCAGCATACAATGAATATCAAAAGAATTTAGATGATATTCAGAAGTTAAGAAAGCAGGCTGCTGATGACCAGATAAAGGCAGCAGCAGAATCTATTAGTGATGAGGAAGATAGAGTTGAATTTTTGGCAAAGTTAGGTAGAGAAGAAGTTGCTGGAGTGGTTGCTATTACAATGAAAAAAGGAATTACAAGAAGAGATTTTTCAGATGAGGAATTGAAGTTGTTGCAGGCTACAAATGCAAAACTATTGGGATTAAGAGTACAATATGACAGAGCAGAAGAAAAGGCAGCAGAATTGTTGAATGAAACATTGGCAATGTCTAAAAAAGAGTTTGATAAAGATGCAGAAGAAGCAGCAAAAAAAGCAGCAGAAAAAAGACAAAAAGCATTAAAAGATTTATACACAGATGAGGCACGAATAATAGCGTTGACCAACAAGTTAAAAGCCGATGCAGTAGAAGATGATTATCAAAGGTCATTGGCAGCATTAGAAGCCGACAACCTAAATGAAATAAAAGCAATAAAAGCATCAAAATCAAGGGCAGAAACAAAGCACAAAGCATCATTGGCATTAGAGTTAGACTTTTACCGCAAACGTGCTGAATTGCAAATGAAAATGATTATGGAATTGCAG